TTTTGCTTACGGTCAAAAATCTTTTGGATATTGTGTAAGCAATCCTTGAGCGGTTCTGGACCAGGTGCCTTACCACCAGAGGTCAAGAGTAATGCGCCCTTTGGACGAACATCGCTGAAATCATAAATTGGAAGAGCCTTACCCTTCATGTATGCAGTAATCATCACCTTCACTGCATCTGCCCAACCTTCAATACTATCACCGACCAAGTAACGGCGTGACTTTGTGGGCTTGGTGATTTCTGGTAACTTTTCTACATGATACTTTTGTACGGAATATCCGACCCCTGTTCCTGAGAGCAACAAGAACATGACTTCTGAGAATGCGTCAGTGTGATCAATAGGTAGGAAGCAGCAATTATACAAACGAGCGTTATTAATGTTAATTGGTTTCCCAGCAAACTGCAAACTGCGCATGGAAGGAAGTATCTTCTTATCGTAGACAAATTTATACGCATCTTCAATTTCCTTTTCAAGCTTAGGGAACTTCTCTAAGTGCATTGCTTTATTTCTATCAACGAGTTCTTTCCATGTTTCTCGACGTTGCTTCTTTGGAAGATACTTCGCATATTTCATAAACGTTGTGATTTCCGATAATATCTTTGATTCTAATTGCATACTGCTTGCTCCAAAATCGTTAGGGGTTGGGGTTAAATAAATACTACGATGTTACATGAAAAATACGGTGATTACCCAACGATATTTTTACTCTAAATCCATTTCTAATAGTTTCTTTGCTAGATTCTGTTTCGTAACCGTTTCACCATTTTCCATCTGCTTCTTCAACATAATCCCCTTGGCAGAGGATTCGTCGTAAATCTCTATCTTACCTACACTTGCGTCAATAATCATCGGGAAGGTCTGACCATCAGCACCAAATCTGTTCTTGATGATATGGGCACGTCCAGTCTTATGAACCTTATCCTCTAGCTTCCGTGAGATTGAGAGTACCAAGTCGGCTGTCATAATCTTACTATATGATTCTGCAATCTTGTCCGCCTGAATGACTTCATCTTGTAATGCACTACGTTGAGTCTGTGAAGCCGTCCAAATAGGAATCTGCAATTCGCCAGCCAATCCACGGAGTTCTTCATAGACCGCACCCAACTCTTGATATCGTGCATCAGTCTTAGCGTTCGCACTCATCAAGTCTGCGTAGTCAACGATGATAAGGTCTGGCTTGAACCCCAACGATGCCATCTGTTGAATGTGTGCTTGAATCGTATGTGATGTAATCGTACGAGCGGGATAATACTTGATGATAATCTCACCCTTAATATTCTCGACCAGCTCCTTAATCATATCAGGATGCTCTGGAATCTTCCCAGGCTCGATACCCGTATAAATCGTATCATATCGTAGACCGACATAATTCTCATTCAATTCGAGCGTATAATGAACAACCTTCTTGCCCTTTTGTATTGCGTTTGCACCAATCGTGGCAAGTGCCCAACTCTTACCGACACCAGACGGAGCGATAACTACCCCAAGTTCACCGCCAGCCAACCCACCACCGATAAGTGAATCAAGTGCATCCCAACCAGTCGGTACCGTATCACGGGCGTCCTTAGCAAGTCGCTTCTCAACATCCTTCTTCCAATCGTGACCAACGGTCTTGGGTTGACCACTACGCATCGCTCCGTCAATGATGGTCTTGATTTCACCATACTGACCCATCTGAAGCAGATCAACTGATTTGATAATTGCTGACTTCAATGTTTGATTCTTAGCGAAATCAACAAAGCTGTCCTTGATGTAATCCAAATCGTTGTCCTTCATCTTCTGGAAGATACCACGGAGCGATTCAACGATAGATGTACGCAACGTATCATCCTTGACCGCCTTATTCATTTCAACCTTAAAGACTTCCAAAGTCGGAAGAACCTTATAGTCGTCGAAATATTCTAAAGTCGTTTCCACAATCCATTGATTAGCTTCCAACTCAAAATAGTTTGGGTTGATAACATCAAACGATTGGGCAACAAAGTCTGGCGAGTTCAACATTGCCGCTACGGCTTTTGCTTGAAAGCTCGGCCCAAACTTTGCTAGGGTGTCTACATTCTTATCATACTGCTTATGATTTACCATAATATCTCGCTAAAGTGCCAAAGGAAAATGTAATCCATTCATCGTAGTTTTGTATACTACTAATAATCTTAGTCTTAAACATCAGCTTTGTCAAGTCTGCCTTCCGAAGTGGAGGGCAACCTTCTTCGTATTTATGTAATATTTTCATCTTTGCATCAATATTAATATCCACATCATGCAAATTCATTAATTGCAAATTTCTATTTACTATACTGGTATTATCCAGTATGTTTTCTACTAACTTCGGCTTCTTTTTAATATCAACATATTTTTGTTCAAGTAAATCCAGATTGACCTCAACATTTGCATCAGCCAATTCTGGAAGATACTTCAGTACGGTCTTTTCTCCAGCTCCCTTGATTCCATCAATGTTATCACTCTTATCGCCAAGAAGTGACCTGTAGAATACAAAGTTACTTGGATGTACACCATATGTTTCCAGTACCACATCTATATCAAAGGTTTTCTTCTTGACGGGATTGTACAGCTTGACCGACTCGCTGACCATCTGTAAGAAGTCCTTATCTGTAGAATAGATGATACTATTCCCACCATTCTTTGTCACCAGTTCTGACATATAGGCAATCACATCATCTGCTTCTACATTGTCTAAGGCAAGAATAGATACAGGTAAACATTCCACCATATCAACAAGTGACACCAACTGCCACTTCATGTTTTCCTTTTCTTGTTCATCGGTAGTCATATCATACTGCCGATTCAATCTGGTTGGTGGCTTCCGATTTGCCTTGTAATCCTTGTATATCTTTCGGCGTCTTTGTGACCCACCTTTACCATCAAATACGAGTACTACTCTGGTGGGCTTGAATGTTTTTACCGCATATCCCAATGACTTCATAAATCCAGCCATTCCACCTATATGATTTCCATCTTCATCTAATGTAGGAATTGCAGCATAACTCCGCATAAACGTATTCAATGCGTCAACAATAAGGACACGGGAGTTATACCCAATGTCCTTACTGTCAAACTGCATCTCATTAAACGCCTTCAATAAATCAGTCATTTAGTAATTGCTTTTTAGATGGTGATACTTCGTCCTCATCCTCTGCGGCTTCCTTGTTAACCGCAGATGGGTCGAAGTCCTTCTCGTACTTCATAATGAGTGCGTCACAAATCTTCTCGTACAACGCTTCCTTCCGTTCTTGGTCAGCTTCGAGGAATGATGGGAATTCCTTACTTTGGAACTTCTCATCGTTGTAAGAATACCATGCACCAGACTGCTTGATGATGCCGTTTTCCTTCAAGACATCCAACCAACTACTGTAATCATCAATACCACGATTGAAGTAGATATTGAATTCAGCTTCACGATACGGCGGACCCAAACGATTCTTGGTGACCACCGCCTTTGTGGTGATACCAATGATGTTACCAGCTGAATCCTTCAACTTACCAATCTGTGACAGACGGATACGAGTTGAAGCATGGAATCCGATTGCCTTACCACCAGAGGTTGTATACGGGTCAGAGAACGCAGGAGCGTTCATCTTCAAACGTAACTGATTGGTGAACACCAGTGCAATCTTTTCACGACCAAGAAGATTCGTAATCTTTCTCATTGCCTTACTGATAATGATAGACTTAGCAGTTGCGTATCCATCCTTATTGAAGTCCGCAGCCATTTCCGTCTTGGTAGAAGCGGCGGCAACAGAGTCAACAACGATAGTGACCAACTTATCCTTCTTCGCTGCGGCTCTGACCTTTTCAATGATGTTCACGATAGAATCAAAGATATCTTCGACCGTATCGTGTTGAACATACACTAACTTCTTCATATCAACACCGACTGCTTGGAAGAACTCATCGTTCACCGCGTTTTCGGTATCAATAAGAACCGCAACACCACCTCGCTTCTGTGTGGTAGCGATAAGTTGTGCACCGACTAATGATTTACCAGATGCTTCCAATCCAGTCAGTTCAGTAATACGACCGGCGGCAATACCACCATTCGGACGATTACTGATTGCGATATCCAACATCGTATTACCCGTCGAGATAAAATCAGTTAAATCAGTAGGAGTCTCCTCTTCCCCGTCAAGGAAATAGGCGACTTGACCATCCTTGTACAACTTATTCAAGCTATCTGCGATAACTTGTGCCAGTTCATCGCGGTCAGCTGATGGACTTGACTTCTTTGTTTTTGTTTCTTTTGCCATATGGTTCCTTTATGTAACAAAACACGCAGGCGCTGGGTAGTTTTGAGGCTACCCAGCACACAGCGTGTCTTTGGTTAATTAATTATCGTTGAACAGCTCGTCAAACGCATCAACTGCGTTCTTGACATTCTCCTTTGGTGCTGCAGCCGTGGCAGTCTCAGACTTGGGAGCCTCAGCCTCACGGGCTGGAGTAATAACCGAATTATCTGGGTCAAGATACTTCTCAAGCGTGACCTTCAGCTCATTGTAAGTTGGCTCGGTGTAAAGTTCCTTGATATCCGGCTGTTCCGTCATCCACATCTTCATCTGAGCGGAATCAGAGGAAAGCGGAGTCTGAGCGGGCTTGACCTTTACGGAAGTCTTGGCGAAATTCGTGTCAGACTTCTCCTTCGGAATGTACTCAACTACGATATCACGGCCAGTCTTCGCATCGGTGATATCCCCGTAATCAGGGTCAGAGATGTACGAAAGAAGTTCCTGATAGACCGTCTTACCGAACGAATAGAACCGAACACCCTTATCCTCTTCACCACGAACGATGATAGGGATATAGGTACGAAGCTTCGGCATGAACGGCCGAGCCTCGGCATAACGCTCCTTCGGGTCACGGGTCTGGTCTGACTTCAGTGCGTCAGCAAACTCCGCAATCGGGTCACGGTTGCCATATGATAGTGGTGAGAGATGGGTCTTGTTGCCCAAATAGTGGAAGTAGAGTTCGATAAAGGGATTCTCGGGGTTATCCTTCCACGGGACGATACGGATGACTGTCTTTCCTTCCTTCGGCTTCCAGATAGCGGTATCGCGGTCCCCACCGCCTGTCCGCTTGAAACTGTTAAGCTTACTCTTTAATGCATTGATGTCTAGCGCCATACTGTTTACCTCGTTTAAAAGTGTTTAATGGGTGTTTATGTTGTAGTATACCCAAGTAGGAAGAAGTATACTACCCTGCGTTTAGTTTGTCAAGTCCTACTTGATTAGAAGTTTAATATTTCTTTTATTTTGGTTTTAACGATTTTTAATTGGCCATGTGCGGTTACTAAAATAGAATTCTTTAATTCATCCCAATCAATCTTATAGGACTTATCTATCTTACCGCCGTTCTTACTTGCAATTAATGCGTTTAATGCATTAATGGTGTATATTGTATTTGTTTGTTTCTTTCTATGTACTGATATAGTTGAAGCTGGTGGTGCATAATGTTCTTTTAATGAACCCGCAACAATATTGTAGGTCAAAATTAATTGATTTGGGTCATCTACATTTTCTAAAACATATATGTTGTTGAACGCTAATGTATAGGAATACTTCACTAAGTTTACATTTTCGTCCAACTTATCAGCTGCTATAAAGGTGCATAACAATTGAGTTTCGTTCATATAATACTCGTAAGACTGTTAACCAACTTCTTATAAGTATCAAATTTACTTCAATAACACTACATTTTAAATAAGATTTAACTCATTATAATTGTGACCCCGATACTGCCGAATAGGGAACCCACCTTCACTCAATATCTCAGCCACTTTGTCCATTAAATGTAATTCATTATTCGGGACATCCAGTAGAATTGCATCATAGGTGTACAGAATCACCCGATTAAGGAATTGGCTGACTTTGTTGACTCGTTGGATGGCTTCTTCGGTTTCTGTCAACTGCATCATATAATTAAATACTTTGTTCTTGGATGGGTCGGTGAGTATCACTTTGCGACCCGTTCCTGACAATACAAATCCATTCTGACAGTACTCATCCCACAGTTTGGAGGAATATCCTTTAATCTTTTGGAAGAACTCTACACCACCCGTATCGTCGGACTGACCATACATCAAGGCGAATGTTCTAGCCTTGGACTCCTCATATTGCTCTTTGGTTATAGTAAGGTTACCATAATATTGTTGAGCGAGATATTTGTGAAGTGATGTGGGGGGTAGGTAATAATCCATCAACTTTCCTGCCAATCGTAAGTGGAACGCTTCATAGTCAAACTGAACAAGAGTGCCGTTCTCCCCAAACCGACTAACGAACTTCTCACGGCTTCCATCGTTCTTGTTCAGAGCGGCAAAGTTGATACCACCGAAAGCATTACTTGGACGACCCGTAGACGTATAGATGTTGTAATCGGAATATACCAACCCATCGGTCGTTTGAATTCCAGACTTTTCAATATTACCCAAAGTAGGAATAGTCAGTTGATTAATGTATTGAAACGCCGGGTCGAGTTCTGTGGACTCATATCGTTTGTAAAGATGTTCACAATGTTGGAGGAATGCCTCTGCCGTTTCTACCCACGAAGTCAACGGGATACTATAGTGGAGATTCTTAAACTTAAATTGGTTCTTAATCTGATGAATACCCATCGTATAGAATTCACGATATAACGGAATCACATCATTGTTGAGATGTACCATCGTTGCCAAATCAATGACATTGGTTGCATATGATGTAATTCCATCAAACGTATTGGTCAGATGTCGGAGTTCCTTTTGATGTAGAGTGACCAATTTATACGCATGAGAAAGGTCAATCTCAAAGTGTGGGGCATCTGGATGATTGACCGATACAGTATAGAATGTTCCATCGTCAAATCGAAAATGGAGCGAGGACAACTTATTCTGGACAGGATGTAAAAACGCATCAACCGCCACGGGATAGACATACGCAGTCT